CTTTTCAGGTCTTTCACCCGGTATACCCACGCCTCATCGTAAACGCCATCTTCAATCGGGCTGCGCAACTGATGCGCCCGCGCCGTCGCACTGGGGTAATACCAGTCAAACCCTTCGCCCCCGGCAATATTGCCCTTCAGATAGTCCAGCGCATAGATCGACCCATGTGCCGCATCCAGATGCCCGGCATCATCGCGCCAATCAGACAACGGCATGTAATTGTCGATGCCGATGAAATCGATATTCGGATCGGCCCAAAGCGCATCCAGATGAAACAACACATCGCCCGACCCGTCCTGCGGGTGATAGCCGAAATATTCCGACCAATCGGCCGCATAGCCGATCTTCACATCCGGCCCCAGTATACTGCGCACATCCGCCGCCAGCGACTTCAGCCCGTCCACAAACGGAAACACCGCCGGTCCAGACCTGATCTGCGTCAGCCCCCGCAACTCCGACCCAATACAGAACGAGGCGACCCCACCCGCCGCAGCACATAAATGCGCATAATGCAAGATGAACCGCCGATAGGACCATTCCTGCGGCCCGCTATAAATGATCCCCTGCGGCGTCTGGCTGAAATCCCCGGCCGCAGCCGCACCAAAGAACGTCGCAACCTCATCCGCTGCCAACGCAGTCTGATCCGGCGACCCAACCTGCCCCGGTGCCTTTGACAGCGTAATCCGCCCCCTCCAGGGCAAGGCAGGCTGGCCCAATTCACCGTTAAACGGGTTTTCCAGCGTATTGCCATCCGGCACATCCATCAGAATGAACGGGTAAAACATCACTTCCTGCCCGCCGCCCTTGATCGCAGCAATCGCCTCAAGCACCGCCAAATCCGCCGGGGTGCCCCCAAATATCGGGCGATCCTCAAGGCGGCTCACGGCCACAGCCCCGGCCCGCCCTTGCCCCGACACACTCCAGGGCATTTCCGCGCCATCAACTTCGACCTGCTCCACCCTTGGCACCATCGAACAACTGTCGCAGCGAAGATCATCGCCAAACCACGTCACCACCAACGAGACCGAGGCACATTCCCCCAACTCGCCCCGCATATCATCAAGCGAGGTTTCCAGATCACTCTTGCCGCTCTGGCTGTTGATATTGGCCGACTGGTTCACACCAGGCCCATGCTGATAATGCACCGGCGTCGTCGCCAGACTGTACTCACCCGTGCCGGGGATCAGCGCCACCCCCTTGATCAACTGCGCCGGATCGCTGCCGCCATCTTTAGGCTGCGCGCGGCGAAAAATCTCAAAACTGAACTGCGGCACCCGATTGCCAAACCGCCCCAGATCCAGATCTTCAAACACCACATAAGCCGTGCCGCGAAAGGCCGGAACTTCCCCGGCCCCTTCCACCGCCTCGATCTTCGGATCGGGCAATTGCGTCTCGTCACCGGGGTAAAACCGCAGATTAAAGTCGTCTTTACCAACCTGCACACCGTCAGCCCAGATCCGTCCCAGACGCGTCACGACGCCTTCGCCCAGCGCAATCGCCAGGCTGACGGAATAGCTGTACTGACTGCTGGCTGCGCGACTGCCGCCACCGCCCTTGCCCGACCCTCCGGTTGTCACAACCTCTTCCTTGAAACGCGAGGCCCAGATCACCTGGCCGCCAACCCGGACGCGGCCAAACACCTTCTGCACCGCATCGCCTTCGCTGGCGCCGGACAGATGAAACCGTTCGATCCGCCCGGTCGGAACCGCTTCAGACCCTTGCCCCAGAATTTGCTGGTCGATCAATCGACCCACCGTTGCCCCGACCGCACGCCCGATGATTGCCGACGACAATCCCAAAACCGATCCGCCCACCGCGCCGCCAATAGACGCGCCCAGCGCTGATAAAACCAAAGTGGCCATCAGACCCCCCGTTATGAAAATTTATGCTTCAGGAAATTCAAACCGCGCCACGATTCGGCGCGCCCAAGGCTGTGACAGCGGGCTTTCAACCACTCCATGCCGAGAATAGGCATGGACAAAACTCGGGGCCGACCCCATGCGTGCCGCGATCCCAAGATGCTTGGCGACACTTTTGGGATGCATGCGAAACAGCAAAACATCCCCTGCCGCATGGCATCCCGGACGTTTTTCCACCATATGCCGCAAGGCTGCCCGCCACAGCAATTCCTCGCCCGCAGGTTCCGCCCAATCCTGGGTATAGGCCGGCACCAGTTCAGGCTCCCGCCCATACAGCCCCCGCCACAGACCACGCAAAAGGCCCAGACAATCCGTCCCCGCACCCTTGACCGAGGCCTGATGCAAATAGGGCGTGCCAATCCAGCCCCGCGCCAAATGCAGCACCTCGTCACCGATCATGACAAGCTGCCGCCATCGTTCACCCCGGCCCGCACCGGATAGGACATTGCCCAGTCCTCACCCGGAATATTCGGAAAACCCCGATAATTCAAAAGGTTGTGAAACTTCAGGCGACAGGTCTCAACCCGCTTGTCACAACCCGCCTGCAAGCGCACCAAATCCCCCGGTACGACCGGCAGCGCCAGATCCTGCCACAGCCGCATCTCCCGCGCACCGTCGCGAAACCGATCCGCGCGGATCATCGCCACCAGCCCTTCGGCCGGTCCGGTCAACACCCGCAAGACGCCGCCTTCAAACCACCGCAGATCAAACCCGCTCAGCGTTTCAAAGCGAAACCGGTTCACCCCGCCCTCGCCTTCAATCGGCACATCCGTGAAATACCCGACCTCGCCAAGATCAAACTCACAGCCAGCATCCCCCAAAACCGCCGCACATTTGCGGTGATAGGCCCGGCCCTGCACCTGGTTCATCGCTTCAGCCAGTCCGCGCAACTCGGCCTCAAACATGCCGCCCGATCGTCGTATCTCCCCGACCGAGCCTTGAAACTGCAAAATCCGCTCAGCAGGGTTGGCCCAGTTGACCAACCAGGCCTTAATGACCGCCCCGTCATAGCGCCCGGCCCGAATATCGTCCTCCGTCAGACCATCCGCGCGCAAGGCCCCGACCGCGTTGGAATTGTCCACACTCAACCCGGTTGACGATTGCACCGCCGCCGCATCAAGGCCCGAGCGGGCCTGAAAATCCACGTCCTCAAATCGCAAATCCCGGTCGTGATCGGTAAACCCCATCACCAACCCATCCTTGCGGGTCAACTGCCAACATCGGCACAAACTCGTCGCTCCTGACGCCAGATGTGCGCTCAATCCCTCACCCAGATCGCGCATTAGACCCGGACCTCAACCACTGGCACTGTCGGGATCTCGCCTGCTGAAAAGCTCTGCAACGACATTTCCAGCCGATCCGTGTCAAACCGCACCGGCACGTCAAATTCAAATCCGGCCGTGATCTCAACCCCCTGATCCGGGATATCGACAAAACTGATGATCCCTGTCGCCGCATCGACATCAAAATGCACCGTTTCAACCAGCTGATCATCGGCCACCGACACCAAGATCGTGCCCGCAACCGGCTTGGTGATTAGCCGCGTATAGGCCTCTTCACCTGACCGGTACGACTTGGAGAGCTGAAACTCCCGCGTCTGCCCGTCGCCCGTGCCGATGATCTGATCCTTAAATCCCGGCACCCCTGAAGGCTGGGTCGATTTGTAATCCGTCCAGTCTTTCCAGCGAAACCCGAACAATTGCCCACGCCGCGCCTCAAAGAACGCAATCAACGTCTCGATATCGTCAAGCGAGCGCATCCCAACCCCCGCATCGTACCGCCGACGACTGTCCGCCCAGGGGCTGTTGCGCTCCTCAAATCCGTTATGCAACGTCACGATCTCGGTGCGCCGCTCCGGCCCCCCGACCGAGCCGAAACTCAGCGCCGTCGGAAATCTGATTTCATGGAAATTCATCACTGTCCTCCTGTCAGCTGTTGCGCGATGCGCGTGAAATCGCCCGGTTCATCTGGGCCGCGATTTGGGTCCGCGACCGCCGGAACCCGTCTGCATCCGGCGTCGAGATATTCATCACCACGCTCACCGCCCGGCCTCCACCGGCCGCCCGCACGCCAAGCTTGCCATCAGCCCCGCGCGACAGCGGCAAGATCGCCTCTGGCCCCGCCTCACCCATCAGGCCAAGCCCACCACGCATCGGAAATGTCGTCGCCGACGACACCACCCCGCCCTGGGCAAACGGCGTGACCTTCCCAGCCGAAAACGCCGCGCCATCCTTAAACGGCAACAGCCCGCCAATCAGGTTTTCAATCCCACCGGTGATGAAGCCACCAATTGCGTTCTGCACCGGCTTCAACGCCTGCGTCAGAGCTGAATTAACCATGCTGCGTCCCAGCGTCTTCAACGCATCCGTCAGCCGCATACCGTCAAAAACCAGCCCATCAAACGCCCGTCGCAAGCCCCAGCCTACAGATCGCGTCAAGCCGTCCACCTGCTGCCCCGCCGAGGTCATCGTCGCCTGCATCACCTGCAATTCCGCCTGAAACGCCGCCGAAACGGACTGCGCCGCCCCAATCGTTGTTTCCAGATCTCCCAATTGGGCATCCAGCGCCTGCAATTCCGCGTCATACTCCGCCATATCCGTTCCTTAGATTTTAGTCTGATCCGGAAACCGCGCCTGCAGTTCCGCCAGTCGGTTGCGATTAAGGCCGTGCGTTTCACCGCCCTCCAGCCCCAGCATCAGCAGCAATTCAGCAGGCGTCAGATCCCAGAACTCCCAAGGCCGCAGCCCCAGCCCCTGCACCCCGGCGCGCAGCAATGCCGGCCAGTCAAACCGGCTCATCACTCACCGAAAACGACAGCGCCAGCAGCCGCGCAGCAATGCGCGCCGCCCCAATCGGCCCGCCCTCAATGTCCGCTGCCAGCAGATCCGGCAGCGCCCCCTGCCAGCCGCCACCCCGCAGGCCAGCAGCCAGCAAAGCCAACAGATCACGGGTCGTGAAACCGCCGCTTTCAAACCGCTCCACCAGCGCCAGCAAGGACTGCGCTTCAAGCTCAGCCTCCAGCTCTGCCAGCGCCCCCAGGGTCAGACGCAACACATGTGCCTGCCCATCGACCACCAGCGAAACCTCGCCACGATACGGGTTCACCATCAGATCGCCGTAAAGCTCAGTGCCCCAGCCGAGGCCAGCGACAACTCATAAGACGCCTCCCCATCATGCGACCCCGCATATTCAACCGAGGTGATCTGAAAAGGCCCCTCAATGATGCCAAAATCCGGGATCACCACCTGGAAATCCGGCATTTCACCGTCAAAGAAAATCTGCCGCGCCCGCTCGTCAGTATCCGCATCGCGAAACACGCCCGAGCCACTGATCGCCGCCGACCGCACCCCGGCCCCGCCCAGCAGTTCACGCCAGCCGCCAGCACTTTCCAATGTCGTCACATCCACGCTGTCCGCATTGAAACTGATCCGCGAGGCACGCAGCCCCGCAATCGTGGTAAACGCGCCCGATCCCGTCAGATCAAGCTTGATCAGCAAATCCTTGCCTTTCTGGGCAACCATAATATTTCCTCTTCTAAATCAGTTGGTTAAATATCTTCGACCCTGGCACGAAAGCTCAGATCAATACGCCGCCCATCGGGGGATTTGCCCCGAAGTGCCCGCGCTTTCACAAATCTCAACGACACCAGATGCCCGCGCGTCAGCGCCAGATCGGCATCCACCAGTCGGTCCGACACTGCCGCCGCCACCTGTTTCGCCGCCGCAAATCCGGCCGCATCGGAAAAGACGCTGACCGTAAAATCATGCAACGCCCCCCGGGCCGAAACGTCCGATCGGTCGCGCACTCGCTCTTCCCCGATCACCACATAGGTCTGGGGCAAACTGCCTTGCGGCACCGCATCATAGACCTGCGATCCGATCAGCGCCTGAACCGCACTATCCCCGGACACCGCCGCAAACACCCCCGATTGCAGTGCAAAAGCCACGCCATAACTCATGTTGCCACCTCTTCACGGGCAAAGCATTGCAGGTAATGGCCCGGCCGATCCGCTTCAGCCACCGCCTCAATCCGGTAGATCCGGCTGCCCTCCACAAACCGCTGTCCGGGCTTTGGCCGCGAGGCACTGCCAACAGGTGCGGCCCGCACCACAACCCGCAGCGGTACACTCGCCAGGCTCACAGTCCCCGACGACCGCTCCCGCCCGGTTCCGGCCTGCATTTCCGCCCATAACTGCCCAACCGCGACCCAGCTTTCGACAAACCCACCGGCATTGTCAGACTGGCGCACCACTTCTTCCAGGGTCAGCTTTCGGCTCAGCGCGACCGGCCCTCTCATGCGCCAGCTCCAAAGATCCGCACGCTGCGATAACCTTCGATCAGCGCCATCACGCCAAAGGGCAGCAACGCATCACGGCCTTCCTCGCCCCGGCGGTTCTCATAAAAATGTGCCGCCAACAGGAACACCGCCTGCGCCAGATCCACGGGGATCTGCGCCCAGTCCGGCCCGTAGCCCGCGTCAAACTCAATCTCAACCGTGCCACCGGCCGGGATCGCTGGCAAACAACTGCCCATCGACCGCAACCGTGGCCGCTGGCTGTCTTTCTCAAGCCGATAGTCATCAGCCGAAACCAGGGTATCACCGCCCTGCCGATCCACCAGCCGCAAGGCCGTCACAGCCTGCACTGGCGCCACCGGCAAACCTTGCGCATCTGCCTTCCGCCAGGCCGTCAATTGCCAGGAAAACCGGCGCGTAATCAACGCCTTGCCAATCCGCGCTTCTATCGCCGCGATGGCTGCCCGCAAATAGGCCTCCAAAACCGCATCCTCAGATCCGTCATCGGCAAACCCGGTTCCCATATGCAAATGGGCCGCAAATTCCGCCACCGGCAAAACGCCACCCGGCACCGAGGTTAATTCCACTAACATCATGTAAATCTCCATGATTTCCCGGTCCGTTCACCGGGGAAAATATCTGCGCGCACGCCCGCATCACTCGAACGGAGGGGGAGCAGCTGGACAATGCGAACGCGCGCGCAAACGACCCCCCCAATCCCAAAAGGGCCAAGGGGGTCATCGCGTCAGATCAACGGGGTTGCCCGTTAGCCCAGCGCGAATTTCAGCAGTTTGATCGCATTGAAATCGCTAACATCACCGCCCACACGCTTGGTCGCATAGAACAACACATGCGGCTTGGCGCTAAACGGATCGCGCAGAATGCGCAGGTCCGGGCGCTCAGCAATGGTGTAACCAGCATTGAAATCACCAAAGGCAATCGCAGGCGCCCAAGTGGCAATATCCGGCATATCTTCGCAGATCAGGACCGCATAGCCCATAAGACGCGCAGGCTCACCGGCGGCCAGACCATCCGACCACAAGAACCGGCCATCTGCATCTTTCATCTTGCGCACCGCACCCGCAGTTTTCGAATTCATCACGAACGACGCATTGGCGCGATAGCGCGCACCCAGCGCATAAACCAGATCAACGATCGCATCGGCCGGATTGACCGTATCAAAATCACCGTCAACACCGGTTGTGATATGCCCAAGCTCACCCCAGGCTTCCGAGCCATTGGAGGCCGAGCCATAGGTCAAAAAGCCCTTGGGCTTATCAACCCCATCCCCCGACACAAACGCCGCCCCTTCGGAGCGCGCGAATTTGTCCGCAATCCGGGTGGCAATCCAGCCCTCAACGTCAAACGCGCTGTCATCCAGCAGACGTTGCGAGGCTTTCGGCAGCGCCGACAGCTCATGCAGCGGGATCGAAATCCGGTCGATCTGCGGCGTGCCGCTTTCAGCCTGGCTGCCAGATTCAGTGGCCCACCCAGCGCCGATATCGGTGTGGTCGATCAGCACGTCAAACGCGTTGCTGTCAACATGTACCACACTGGCAACCGCCCGGATCGACGCCGCATTGCGCAGCACACCGGCCACGGTTTCAGCGGTCTGCGGGTCCACCAGATAGCCGCCTTCCGCAGAAACAGCCGTTGACATCGCCTTGCCTTCCAGCTCCAGCCCACGCATCGCATCGTCGTCGCCGCAGCGCAGATAAGACGCAAATGCCTTCTTGTGCGGCATCTCCAGATCGGCGCCCTGAGACAGGGCCGGGCGTTTTGCAATAGTCAAATTTTTGCGATCAATCATGGTCAAACGATCTTCCTGTTTTTGTAGGCGCGACTTCATATCCGCCTGAAAGTTGTTGAAATCACTCAGAAATCCAGCCAGGGCCGTTTTCACTTCCATAGCCGGGGTTGCCCCCGGCGCGGTCTCGATATCCCGCGCCTTGGTTTCGGTTTTGCTCATCAAAATGTCCTGTTAGATGAAAACTGGAACATGCCGTGCGACCCGGAGACATCCCCGGCACAACATGCTTTAACGCTGGCTAAAATCCGCCAACATGATCCTGGCTTCGGCAAACGCGTCCGCCATCTCCTGTACAAGCCCGTCAGCTTCGGCATCCGCCTTGCCCTGAACCCGTGCCTCAGGAAGCATCGGAAATGTCACTAGCGACACCTCCCACAATTCCAACTCATGCAAGAGCCGTTGGCCCTTGGCATTCTTTTCCGCCCTGACGGTGCGATAGCCGATCGACAATCCGTCAATCGCCCCGGCTTCAAGCAAAGCCATCGCTTCAGCACCCTTCTGAACGCTGTTCAGAACCCGGCCTTTGACAAACAGGCCACGGCCATCCTCGCGCACTTCGTCCCAGATGCCGATCGGCTGGCCAGGATCGTGCTGCCACAGCATTTTTACCCCTCGCCCACCGGTTTTCAGCGCCCCAAGCGAGGTCGCATACGCCCCCTTCTGCACCACATCACCGGCCTGATCCGATGCGCCAAACAAGCTGGCATACCCCGTGATCACGCCGTCCTTGCTCAGGTCGACGCCATCCTCGATACGGCAGAACTTGGTCTCAAGCCCTGCCGCAGATTTCCCATGCAACATATTGATTTCCCTTATTTCGGTGAGATATTCACAAGGGTGTAAATCCCCTGAGTCAGGATGAACCCAACCACGCCGTAAACCGCCAGCCACAGCCGCTTTTCCAGCCGCTCCAGCATGGTTTCAATCGTCAGAAGTCGCCGTTCAAGGCCGCTCCAACGCTCTTCGGTGACGCGCTCATTGGCCTCGATCCGGGCCGCCGCCGCATCAAACGGCTCATACAGAAAACGCGATCCACCGGCGCGGTTACGCTCACGCATCCGCCAGCTTTGGCAGGCCCAGAATTGCCCGCTTTTCCGCCTCGCTCAGAAACTCAGCCGAAGCCACCCGCGCCCATTGCGCCTCGCGCTCGGCAGCTAGGGCCGGCACCCCATCCAGATCCGGCGCAAGCTGTACCGCCTCACCGCTGAACCCCGCCATCCAGTTCGCCAGGCTCGCCAAAACCTTGCCCGCCAGCGGTAGCACCGTCAGACGGTAAAACGCCCGATGCGCCTCCTGATAGTTGGCGTACGTCGCATCCCCCGGAAGCCCCAGCAACATCGGCGGCACCCCAAAGGCCAGCGCAATTTCCCGCGCCGCACTTTCCTTGGTCTTCTGAAATTCCATATCCGACGGGCTGAACCCCATCGGCTTCCAGTCAAGCCCGCCTTCCAGCAGCATCGGCCGCCCGGCATTGGCCGCCCCTTGGTGATAGCTTTCCATCTCGTCCAGCAGCCGCGCATATTGATCCTGCGCCAAATGCCCCTGCCCGTCGGTGCCTTTGTAAACAATCGCCCCCGAAGGCCGCGCCGCATTGTCCAGCAAGGCCTTGGACCACCGCGACGCCGCGTTATGCACATCCAACGCCGACGCCGCCGCCTGCATCGGGCTTAACCCATAGTGATCGTCCTGCGGGTGAAACGCCCGAATATGGCAGATCGGCGCCGCCCCTCCGGTCATATCAAACCGGTGCTTGCGCCCGCCAACCTGGTATTCATAAGCCACCGGCCAGCCATCCGCGCCCGGCACCAGATGCATCCGCTCAGACCGAAGCACATGCAGCTCATAAGGCGCCCCGGTTTCACCTGCCACAGCCTCAACATAACCGTCACCGCTCAGCAGCATCTGGCCATAAAGGCTCTCCAGCAGATCAGCCCGCCCCTGCACCCCGTTCGGGCGCGCCAGCAGCGCCAACAGCGGATGCGTCTCATAGCGCCGCTCGGCATCCTGCAACACCAGGGGCAGCGCCGCCGCCGCCTCGGCAATCATCTTCACACAGCGAAACCCAACCGGATTGCCGGAAAACCCAGATCGCGTCAGCGAAACCGTGTCCCGCGCCGACCAGGCCACTCGCCCCGCGCCGTG